ACCATCTGTTGCTGAAATACAGATTTTAATTCCCCGTCTGCCATGCTCCAATGTGACTTCGGACTCAGAACTGCGCAACGATCTTCCCGCGGGATAGCTTCGTTATCAAGTCTTTGAGCTGCATCAGCCAAAACACCAAATGTACTCGGAGTCGTCCCAGGTGTGCCAACCTGATTATATACGTTGACATACTCACCCAGGCCGTCATAATCGATCTTGTTTGCCAGTGCGATTGTTGCAGGTCTGATATATTTTCTCGAGAAGTCTTCAATATCCAGTGTCAACTCTTGGCCTGTAAATGCGAAAGCTACATGATTTTGTTGATCTACAGTCACAGTTGTAGAGTTTTCAAGAGTATCAACCAAATCCAAATCCATTGTCGCGCCGGACTTAGTTCGGAACTTTTGCGGTAACTGGATCGTAACAGAGGAACCTTTTTTGTATCGGCCTACTGCGTGAAACTCTGATGTGTAACCCTTGTATACGTTCTTTGCGAAAGTTAGCTCGTTCATCAGATCCCATAATGCGCGATCTGCAATCATCGAATGAGTTAATATTGTGTTAGCCATTTAGTGGCCTCCTATTTTTTTACCCCTAACCTCCGCAACCTTTCGGCGTCCCATGCTGCGCGACGTTCCTGGAATGTCATCTTAGAAACATCTGCCGTGTTTGGGGAACCGCCTGTTTTCACTCTTGGGGGAGGGCTTGGAGCGTTTGTTTGTTTTTTTTCAACTTTGGGAGCCTTCAGTTTTGCTTGAATTTTCCCGATCTCTATACCCATTTTAACTTTTGAGAGACCGTGCAGTTTTTTTGCTATTTTCGGATTGCTTCCCAGGTGATACATTATTTCCGGCATATCATCACCCGTAGCCTCAACCGCATCATACATATCATATGATTTGATAACATTAGAATTGATGGCAACGTCCTCGAAATCATCGTACAATTCCGAACCTTTCGCGTACATCTTTTGAGCATGCTTAGCCCGTTTGTCAGCCTTGCGTTTTTCCTCGGCTGCCCTGAATTTTGCGTCTACTTGAGCTTGTATGTATTCCTCATCGCTGTCATAGTTATACCGATCATCTTGAACCGATTCCGGTTCTGGCTGTTGTTGGGTCTTAGCCTCTGCCAAACCTCGATAATACGCTGCTTGTTCTAACGCCTCGCGTTTTTCGCGGGTGAGCTTATCAACTCTTTTTTGAAAGTTGCTTTTATCTTCGGTCTCTTCCTGTGGTGCTGACTCCACGTTTTCAGCTTGTTCTTGAACCTCGATAGGCTCCTGTGCTTCCTGTTCTTGTACTTCTGCAATTTGATCGTTCATCAGATCTCCTTGAATTTTACCCATGTGTTTCAACCCACATGTAGGTTTCTAAGTGTTTGTTATTTCTTGACAATCGATGTTATTATCGGCTTCCCGTTTACGTACTTGTAGAGTACTTTATTACCTTTTTTATCAATCATCATCGTTGAGCTAAACTTTTTATCAGTTGGTTTCTTTCTTAAGATGTCTCTTAGATCACCTTCTCTGATATCACTCTCACTCATTTCAATTCTCCTTATGTATTACTTTAGCTTATATTCTTAACTATGTAAACTTATTTTTAAAAACCGCTCATATCCTGGGGAGCCTGTGGTTGTCGCACCTGTTGTTCTTGCTGACCACTTCTGAGCTTATTAATTATCGCCGTTGCTCCTCCCTCGGCTGCACCCTGTAACAATTTTTCTATGTTCCCCGCTTTGCTTTGGACTTCGATTTGCTTTTCTTGGACTTCAAGCGCTTGTTCTTGGACTTCGAGTTCTTTCTTTTGTACGTCAAGTTCTTTTTCTTTCAGTTCAAGTTGTGCTGCAATTTCTTCAGGTGATGGTTGTTGCGGCTGTTGCTCTTGCTCGTTTACAGCTTGTGTTTTTTCGTCTTCTATTATTCCAAGGGGAAGAGTCTTTTTTAATCTTTCCGCAAGTTCATCAGCTTTGTTAAAATCCATATTCTGAGCTATCAAGTCAGCGCCGACCGTACCAACCGCTGGAACATATCTTGCGAGCTCAATCATGTTGGTTCTTGTCTCTTCTCGTTGCGTATCGAAGTGAGGCCCGCTTGAGACGGTAACCGCATACTTACCAATAGAAAGATCATTGAGAACAACACTCTTACCGGTAGCCTTATCCAACACAGTCTCGTTAATCTTGACCTCTTTTTCTGTCCCATCTTCACCGAATATACAGATCTGTCTCTCAGAATCGTAAATACGTGGAATAAGATCCACCAAGATTTTCCCAGTATACCTAATCGCACGCTTCAAATTATCAGAATAAGCATAGTTCGCAGTGTTGCCCTGAGCTTGACGGGCTCTGATAGCTACACCGGATGTTTCATTGCTTCGAGCTCCTCGGCTGGCATCGAATATCGAACTTGTGGCTTTCATCTCATCGTTTGATTGCATGGCTTGGTTGATATTTCCGGATGATGCCTGCCTCGGAGCCGTGTCCATTGGCGGAGGCTGGCCGGCTTTGTGGTTATAGAGCTGCACCATGTTGTTAATATTTGGATCGTAAGTATGTTCGTTCCCCTCGAATTGTTCCGGAGTCATCCGAATAGGAGCCTTTTTTTGCATCGCAATATCTTCTATCTCAGAGTTTCTTTGATAGTTGTACATGCGTTGCGGACCCTTCATATCACGAATCAAGCCCTTATAATAATCCTTTCCCTCAATATTAATCTCTTTGCCGGTGAGAAGAACTATCGGAATATAAGCACCAGCCCACTCATGAGGCCCACTTACAATCTGAGATCCATCTACTATATATGAAACAATCTTGTGGCTCTCAACCGTCTTTTCCTTAACAATTTCAGGAGCTTTATTTATTATATGCTCTGATCCTTCTATCGCTTGTCCTGGCTCGGGGACTCCGTCAATCACCTCCCCTTTTTGGTTCATGTATACTGGTTGTTCTTGTGCTTTTAGATCATCGATTATTTTATCGTATTTTTCGGAGTCAACTATCCTACCGTCGCTTAGTTTGTATATTGTTTTTCTAATTGGGATCTTGCACCAAAACTCTGCGATTCTTACAGTATTTTCACTTGTCCAATATTTTAGGTCATCCCCGACTTGCGTTAAGCTAAAGTTTGCAGGCTCTTTGCCAGGGTAACGCGCTTCAAATTCTTTCCGGCCTATCTCTTCAGAAATAAACATATATCTCGCGTCTGACTTGTCCCACTCCTCGGCTGTTGGATCACAGTACACAGTATAAGCGTTTTTAATGCGCTTAATCCGGATATCTTGGTCAAAAACATCCTCATCAACATATTCGGTACATATTCTCCACGCACCTCGGCCGCTGATGATGTTTCCTTCTGACCCTGTTTGATAAGCAACATCAGCGCAGGATAGGTTTTCGATTGTTCTAATCATTCCTTGTAATAGCTCGGCCGTTTCTTTTGATCCAGGTTTTCCGGTGCTTTTGACCTTGATTGATATATTGCTTTGTCTTATCTCACCTTCTATCTGGTCCACGAACCCTGGGAGCTTGTTGATTACCTCTGTAGGTCTCCCGGCTGCGGTTCTTCTGGCTTCCAGTTCTTTCGGCCACTGATCACCGATGAAAAAATACTGATCATCAACAGCCTGTTCCCGATTATGACCCTCGGATTCTACAGACCACAGGAACCGCTCACGAACTTCAGATAGAATATCTTGTTCATTCTTTTTCATAATATAATTATTCCGCTAATAGTATTAGAACTTGATGTCCAGCGCTTAAGGTACAATCTGAAAAATCTATGTAAGGCTTGAGCTTAGCACCATAATACGGGATTGCTATCGGTGAATACGCATCAGCCGCAGCCGTGTTCGGGAAGATTCTTGATCCTGACGCGTTAATATGCTCAATTGCTAACACATCATCTGTGGCGCCCGGTGAGAAATATATCCATTGAACCTTGAGACTCTCGGCTCTCGACCCGCTGACATATTCATCAGTCCAAACCCAATCCGCATCGATTCCCGTAATGCTAATCATGAGATCACTTTTCGTCACTGTAGCTGCGCCGGAACAGACCCCAACCAACATCAAAACCATGCACAAAACCCCAATAATTCTTACCATCGTAATTTCCTCCCTTGGAAAAGTCTATCATCCTGAAATAACTTGTTGAATATAATATTTGCCTTGCTGCTATTGCCCGTACTACCTTCAGAATCATAAAATATTATAGATTTCACAGCTTGCCAATATTGATTAAAATAACCGAATCTTAACGTTCCTGTTGGGTTCCATGATCCGTCGTAGTCATCTACATCTCCGACAACGCTACTGTCTGAATCATTAGTGATTGAATACCAAAACTTGTTGGCTCCTTCTGTAGGATGAGTTCCCCACTTCAAGTCTATTGTATATGTCACACCGGCCGACCAGTTTAGGTGTTTTGACAATGCTTTTGTACCATCGAAAGACTTGATCAACCCCCCTGTGCCTGTGTGATACAGTAATCCAACTCCTGTTGTGCACCCTATGATGTTTCTATTGGTTGCGCCTTCTGCTTGATCATAGTCAAACTTTGGTTGCCATTCTATTACCATTCTACCTTGAGCGCTACTTAACACAGTATTAAGATCTGTGCCTATCGTCCAGTTGTATCCCTCGTCTCCATCGGTATAATTTTGTGGAATGCTTAGAGTTCCACCTGTATTGTTCACGGAGTAGGGCAATGGATAATCAGCTTCATACATACGTATAGCTGTAATATAAGCCATATCGCCGTCATTGCCAGAGTTGTCAAAAAGTGCAATATACCATGAAGTCGTTGCAGCTACGAAAGTATAACGAAAAAGATAGCTCTTGCCATCCCTCAGCCACAGTTATAGCAGTATTCACAGTTGTTAATACGCCTACATTGCTGATAACTCTTTTTCTAATTGAAGTATCCTGGATTGCTTTGACCCACATTGAAAACTGGATCGTTTTTCCATTCGCGTCTTCTGTTATTGTGTTTGTCTGAATAGTCCTGTTTGTTGGTGCTGATATGTTATATTTTGCGGAATAAACCCCCGTTTCGAAAGGGGATGCTTCACCCTGCGATAGTGTTACATTACCACTTATTATCCAGTTAGCGTAGTCAGAAGTATAATGATGTAGCTCTGTAAACGCTGGATATGAGTTCAGACCGTCCTCGTTAATCGTAGCCTCGTCCTCACCGAAAACAGTATACACATCATCAACGAGCAACGGCCTTCCGGTTGTCAGCGTCACTAATAACGGATTGCCTGAAATCGTGTCTGAAAAGTCTGCGTTATCTGTTCTGAAAACCGCGCCGAAACATAGGCTCGATATCAATAATAGTGCTAATGTTATTCTTAACGTTTTCATATTTTATTATCCCATCCAGCCTAATTTATGTGTTTGCCTCGGTCGTTGTGGTTTTGGTTTCGGTTTATCTTCAATTTTCATAACTCCATGAATTAGAGTTCTAAGTGCATCAGCCCCGTTGCTTGCCCAATCGTGTAATGGAGTCTCACGAAAACACGATAGCTTATCATTCCATTCTTTTCTGTAATGATCAAGGCATTTTATGCCAACTTCGCAATTCGATTCATCAAGATGGAAACGATTAAACATCCTTCTCACCTCGTTTACGTCTTCTACAACATTCGGTGTTCTTGGAATCATATCGAAAATCAACCCCATTTCAGCCGCTCTTGAAATGCGATCTTTCCCGCTTATTAGGTCCCGCTTTTTGATATCGTGAGGACCGAAATGCTTACCATAAAGAAACCCTTGGTCCCGAATCTCTTGAATATAATGTTCCAAACCCTCTCCCGTGTTCTCGTAATACCTTATTATATAGATTGCCTGACCATCAAGCTGAAAAAACCAGATGGCCATCTCATCGCTTATCCCCAGGTCCCAAGCGGTATGCACTTCAAGCTGCGGGTTGTGAGGGAAAAAACCGACCCGTTTTTGTTCACGAGCTCTAAGCATTTGCGTGCTATAATAAGCACCATGAATCGATTTCTCAAAAGCCTCCTTTGATGTTGAAGGAAACTCTTGTTTCATCATGTCCTGTTGTGATTCATATTTGAGGACGTACCATGTCTTTTGGTATATAGATAGGTTGATTTTTTCTTTTAATTTTAGATCTTTGAAATATGCTTCATGCTCTTTTGGTATTGGCTGGTTTCCTGGTGTTGCATATTCAGGGTTGCGCCACCAGGGGAAAAAGAACGGTTTGAATTGCATCTTTTCAAGGGGTTTGCCCTGGGTCTCCCGGTCCTCAGCTCCTTTATAAAAGTCGTAAAAGTCTCCATCTCGACCATCGGACGTAGACTCTATTACAATCATTTGGCCTTCGTGAACCGTGTTTAACGAGCCCGTCTTTATTTCTTTGGCTTTTTCCGGATACTTAGCACAAATTTTACCATGTTCAGTGACATGTAAAAAGTTACACTGTCCCGGATCTCATAGAAGTACCAACACGGATCGAACTGTTATTGCTTAACATTAGCTTGCGTGCACTGTCTTGAGATGCGGTTATGTGCTCTTTCAGCTCAGGCAATACGACTTTCCCGTTTTCATCTGTTCCAAATTGTTCATACGGGTATTTGATGTTGCGCTGGAAGATTTCTTGAGCGTCCTCGCGGTTATGAGCTATGATACCGGCCGTAAAGTTCGAATTGAATAGCCCGCTATCAAGAGCAAATATATTCCAAAATGTTGTTATCCCGAGCTGCCTACCTTTAAGGATAATGTTGAAATAGTGCATGTTTTCAATAAGTTGTTGCTGATACCAGTTTGGACGAAACATTACTCTGCGGCCTTTCTTGTCCACGATCCAATACAGATTATTTAATCTCCAAACTCTATCTCTTAATCTCTCCGGCATATGTTAATGCTTTTACCTTACTTTCGCTTTTCGGAAGTCTGATTATTCCGGTCACAACTGATATGAGTGTCACAGCAACCAACCCATACACAATTCTCTCAATGATCTTAATCCTGACCTCATTTCGTGAACATGGAAGAGAGGCTTTTTCAACTTTCAAATCTGTGAGGTCAGTCGCTATATTATCCAGCTTCGAGTCCATTTTTTTAAGGCTTTCAGCTAAGTCGTTAACGTTCATCTGTGTAGGCTCCCGTATCTTGTCACAGAGTTAACTGGTATCTTATGCGCCTGAGCCTCAAGATATAACGCGGAAATAAAAAGAGAGCATTGCCGAAATGCGCAAAGCCCTTCTTTTAGCGTGCAGAAGCCCTCTTCGCTCCTACAACAACAGCTTTTCTTGAAAAATTCGAAGTCAATACCCACAAGCACCTCCCCATTCGATTATTCTACGTGTAATGGTTTCGGAGGTAACGGAAGAGTTTTTTTTTCTGCTAACTCTGTGATTTCCGAACACCCCCAGCCATTACAGTTTCTAGCCTCGAACAATACGTCACCGTCCGGTATGTCAGCGACACTAACCCTATATCTAATACGCAAGCTGTCAGCGTCAATCCCTTCTCGTTCGGCTGATAACCATGCGCCACCGTTGATTCTAACTTGAGATCTATCTCCTGCGGTTTCTGTTAGCTGTGGATCGCTAACGAGATAAGTTGCTGAATATGCGAGAGATACAGTAAACACGAGTGCCACCCCGACCAAATATACAAGCGCTACAAAAAGAAGTCTATTCATCGTTTCCCCTTATCGGCCCCAGGTCGCTGCCATCTAATTTATCAAGGATTTCAGCAACTTTTCCAACAGCATCAACATTAACATTATTTTCAACCTTCTGAGATTTTACGTAACCTCGCGAGCTACCTTTATATTGCAGCATAAATTTAACATGTTCCCATTCACCCGCCTTGATGCCCTTGACGAGCTTAGATTCTGCAAGATCCAAGTGGGCCTCATCTATTTCCTTCTTAACTCGCTGCAACAACTCTGATTTTTTAATTCTGGAATATATAGCGTTTGGGGAAACTCCAAGAGCCTTAGCCGTTAAAGAAACAAACCCTCCATTCTTAACTAATGCTTTCTCGATATCGTATACTGTTAGCGCCTTAGCCATTACTCACTCACCCCTCGACTTAGCACGAAACTCGAACGCATCAGCAACCTCTTTTTCAATAGCCTTAGCGATAATTCCAGTCTCCCAGGCTCTCCCCGAACGTAAGAACTCGACCCTCTCTTTGTCCGTTTTTAAGTCGCTCCATAGTTTTTTTTCATCCATGCGAACCTCCTATTTTCCACCCTGATCTTAACATTCCGGCCTCTAAGAAGCCATTGAAATTGCTTGTTTTCCTTCTTAATACGCAACTTATAGAACGGTTGACATCGAGCTCGTAGCCAAGTAGCTCACGAATCATCAGGACGTGTTTTCGGGGGGACCGAAGGAGGGACTCGAACTTGACTTTTGCGAGCTCAATGTTTCCCCGCTTTTCAATTGCTGCGAGTGCTGCGGTGTTATGTTTCTTGATTGACTTGATTCTTTCTTTTAGTTCTTGCTTGGTTCTTGTTCTTCCATCTACTGCCTTTAGGAACTTTATTTGTGATTTTGCCTGTTCTTTCGCACTTCTAAACATCCATATCATTTTATAGTTAACGAACGGGTTGATCTGAAACACCTGCGGAGACAGCACTTTGATAGCCTTGCCCTTACATTCACGAAAAAAAGAGTTGCCTATATTGCTGCCATTAGTTAGCTTGGTTTCATAACTGATCAGCTCATCAGCAACCACGTCGAGGCCGCCAGCATGAAGCATTCTCATCATAAGCGATGTTCCGGACCTCGGCTGGCCTGAAACAATAATCACACATTCGTTCATTTTCTTTTTAAGTATAGGAGGAGACATCCTACATAAACCCCAAAAATTATGATTGACAGCAATATAAGTACCTGCCTAATATTGTACGTTATTTTGCTTGTCAATGCAATTAGTTTGTTAATCGGATTGCATACTGTCATAAATACCTAATTTAACTAAGGGGCTTGTCATGTGTTCCGTGTGCAGTTTTTTGGCAATATTGGTTGTAGTAGGATTGATTATGTATAACGAAATAGGGGATTGAGTGAATCATTATAAAAACGGAGGTGTCGTGATGAAAAGAAGGACATCGGATAATAAGGAATGGATTTTGCGATTAGCTCTTAGAAGATATGCTGATAGAAAGATTGAAGATTGTCGGCGGGGGAATAGAAGAAGAATGGATGAGGAATTTTAAATCACACAAAATACGATGTATAACAGTATTTCTTTTATTTCATCACCAATCATTACCTGTCTCCTTTTTAAAAGCCTGCCAGGAAATATCCAATCCAAACACACTTAAAAATTGCAAAATTTCCTCACTTCCCCGGCAGGCTAACATGTCATCTCAGTATGTTATCTTACCCATTCGTCATAGACTATCCTTTCACCTGTACGTTGTTGCCATTTTGCTTGTAGGTGATAGATCTCACCTAACAAACCCCAATCCCCGGTAGCCTGCCACCCAGCCCATAATCTACCGAGCCCCAATATAAGATACGCACGAACCATTTCGTGATACCCGTCCAGCTCCACTAATCTCCGCAACCTGCAAGTTAATGATTTCATTTAGAATGCTTTTATTCGATCGTTCAAAAGGGATAAATATCCCTCCATAAAACCAAGCTGCTGAATCATTCTAACCTGTTCGGCCCTTCTAAGCGACTTAAACCTACTGTTTTCAAAAATGAAATCGCGCAAAGACTCTTTCTTTCTGTTTAGTTCGTTCCGCTCCCTAACAACTCTTTTTTGATAGTCTTCCATTTTTTCACCCCGTATAAATCATCAGTCCATAACCCATAACGACCATAAACCAACCTAAACACCAAATAAAGTACTTACCTGTCTTAACCATGCCAGACCTCCACTTAAGAAGAAAAGCCCACAAACAATTGAAAACAATGCCAAAACCATCAGAAAGAACTCTTTAATTATTTGCAATATCATCATCAACCTCCGGCAACTCCTCAGCAACATAGCCGCTTTCTCGCTCGTTAAACGCTAAGACAACCATTATCAAAGCCTCGCCAGCGTCAGCCGTAAGCGGAACCCCGTACATCTCTGCCCAGGTTTCTATTGCTTGCTGTATATCGTCAGCTATTTTTGTTTTCATATCCCATCCCTTATCATCCTATGAATCCCTTCCTCAATCAACTTCCCCTGGCTAACCCCCGTCCTACGTGAGTTCTCCTTGAGCCAATATATCATATCGAAAGGCAATCGAACATTCACGTGAACCCGCTTAGTACCAGTTCCGGAACCTTTAGGCCGACCAGCTCCCCTCGAATTCCGCTTTGATTTCCGGTGCCTGCGCAGCTTCTTCCCGCTCTCACGCCTAGCAATCATAGCCTCGTAAGCTATCCTGGAACGTTCCGCTTTTTCTTCTACACTCGCCAAAATTCCTCCGATAAATCAGCGCCTTCCAGCAACCGCATGCTATACTCTGTTTCAAACATCTCGTAATTCTTGCCCAAAAGTTGCTCGACAAAAACCACCAAGTCCATGTCCTCAGGGTCAAACCGATACAGTATCTTATCCAGATTGAAATCAGCCTCTTCCAGCTCCACTCCTGCCTCAGCGAGCTTGCCAGGGCTTGCGACAGTTCCGATACTTTCCCCAAGCGCCTCCTGATCATCAAACTCAAACCGAGGGATCTCAAGAACAACAGTTTCATCAATATGGTGCCCTTTTGAATTATCCTTACTGAATCCGGTCACCTTGCCATCATAACTATTGACGTAAACCCCAACAGTTCCGGTGATACCACGTACATCAAATATTCCCGCATCAATCATAAGTTTCTGGAACGAACCACCATCCCTTAAAAACTTTTTTACGTACCTCTTCTTTCCCTCCTCGGAAATCTCACCAAAAACAGCGTCCTTGTAGCAAGGGTAACACCAAAACTTCTGTTCATATAGCATGTAATTTCGGTGATCTACACTTTCGCCACACTTTGAACAAGTATACATGGTGTCTCCTTTTTCGAGTCGTTTTATCTCGCGCTCACAGAGTTTTCGGTTCCTGTCTGTGAGCTTATATTTTTGAATATGGTTTTTGATGATCTTGATTCTGTCTATCATTTTTTCAATTATTTGTCAACACGTGGAACTCCACTACACCAATTCAGACAACCGAACGTTGATTGCGTTAATTTTTCCGGTTGCAAGTTTTTTTCTAAGACTTCCGTCTTTCGCTTTCAAAACCACTTTTTCGCAATGAGAAAGCATGTTTCTCATTGCCTCTATGTTCTTAGTTGTTCTGACTGGTTCAAGATCACCAGCTTGATTTACAACAATTTCTATCTCGTTGCCTTTTTCTGTTTTGAATATGTCTGCCATTTTCGTCTCCTTTGTTTTAGGTTATGGCTTAAGATAGCATGATAATTTGATTGCGTCAATACTTTTTCAAGATTATTTCGATAATTCTCGTTCAACCTCGATTTCAATTATTCTTCTTCCGATAAATTCTGTGCAGAATGGCACAATTCCATTTCCGATACACCTAAGTCTGTCCACCCGGTGGGGAGTCCCATTAGTACCTCTATAGGTTCTGGCTGCGGTCTCCCAAAACCTCCTAACTGTAGAATCAAAGTTATCTTGCACTGATGTTTGTTGTTCAGATATTTTATCCCAGCTTGCACCCTCCCAGAATTTTTCCAGTCGCTCGCTGTTGGGGTAGGCAATAACGAATAATCTTTCTCTTCTGTGTGGCAACCCAAAGTCAAACGCTCGTAACACTTGCCATTCCGCATCATACCCGATTTCGGCCAAGTCTTGGAGTACAATACCAAGTCCTCCGTTTTTGTTACGAATGGCTGCAACGTTTTCGATGACAACCCATTTCGGACGGATCTCGTCGATAATCCTCGCATATTCGTACCAAAGTCCCGACCTGTTCCCCTCCCTAATTCCAGCTCCCTTGCCTGCCGTGCTGATATCTTGACAAGGAAAACCACCGGAGATGATATCAACCTTTTCGATATATTTTCCATAAACTCCTCTTATATCACCATATATTGTTTTCCCAGGAAATCGAAGCTCTAAAACTCTCCTGGAATATTCGTCAGTTTCACAGAACCATGCATGTGAAAGTCCTGCCAAGCTGAGACCATAGTCTCCGATCCCTGCACCAGAGAAAAGACTACCTACTTTCAAAACACCTCCTCAATAAACCCAACTTTCTTATTTTTCCACCGAAACGCCTTCCAAACAAATTCCGGGAACATCTCAGCCGCAACCTTGATCTTGACCCTAGCATCATCCATCCAGTATCCCTTAACCTCATGGATCTCAATCCGGTCCTCAAACACAACATAGAAGTCAGGAGTGTAAAACGTTTTCTTAGCTAACTTGAATTTCACCCGCTCGAACTTATAGCTCACGAGCTCACCGGCTACCTTCTGAGATTCTAATAGGTCGGCATACCTCTTTTCCGTCCCGTTCATTTCTCCTGGCTTGTGCCTGGGTTTTGGATATTTTCTCATTTTATTGCTTTCTATTCATCTTTGGTTTGATTTTCCCACGTCTATCATCCAACTCCGGGTGAGCTTCAAGCGTATGCAAAATAGACAGCAACGAAAATACTAGCCCCTGCCAGATGGTGTTTCCCCGTAGTCGACTCAGGATCGATATCATCCCCATACCAGAAAAACGACCTCGATATGCCTTAGAACGGAATCTATCATAATACTGGTATGAAATCCGTCCCTCCATGATTCTCGATTGTACTTTTTCACACCCTCCTCATAAGCTGGAACAAGGTACTTCGAAAGCAAGTCAAGAGGCAATAGAGACATCCTTGGCTTTCCCTCCTCTATGTTGTTTTTCGGTGCTGTAACAACCTTGTCAATAACCTCCCTTGGAAGTTCCTTATCACAAGGACATTTTTCAACAGTAGTCGCTCTTTTCATTCCACAAGCCTGACATTCAAGATATGCATCACCTGTATTCAAAATATGTCCTCCTCATCACCCACAATAAGATCATCACTGATTATCAACCTGACATTTAGCTTATTTACGTAATCATCAGCATCATAACATCCATTATTACCAGTCGCCAGGTTGGTTGCAGACCTAGCCCTATTAATCTCCGAGCTATCAGTCTTCACATAAAAGCGTCCAGGCAAGTCCAGAAACTCGAACACGTCCCCACAGTTGAGCTCTTCCAAACTAATACGCTTTTTCTTACTCCGATTATCATTAATTTCCATCACTCCCCCTTATCCTTGATCAATTGATCCAAAAAATCATCCCCACAAGCAACAGGCACAAAAACCTCAGCATCGATCTTTTTCACAACAATCAACCTATTTGCCAGCGAATAAGCAGCCTTTTGACCGGCATAATTTGCATCATTATCAGCGAAAACTCTAACCTTAGTGATTCCCGCCGGAGGTTCAAACTGTTCCATGAGCGTTGCGCTAAGCGAAGCCCAAACCGGTATATTGAACAGCTCCTTACAAGCTATAGCCGTTCCAATCCCTTCAGCTATTCCGAGAACACCATCAGGAACAGTGTATAGCCTGCAGGCTCCTCCATTCATCGGCTTAATTGTCGGCAGGATCTTTTTTGGGCTCTTAATATCCAATTTTCGTCCATCTTTCGTAAGATATACGCGCTGAACTGTTATAGCCTTCCCATCAACATCATGGAACGTCCCGATCATAGCACACCGCGGTTTCTTTGTTTCAGATTCCCAACACATGGTGGAGGCCCTGAGAGCCCTAGGCATTGAGCTAAGCCCACGATTTTTCAAATATCTATGAACCACATCTCCTTGTTTCACCGGCTGAGATTCCCGAAAAATCTGTCTCATGAGATCCTTAGATACAGGTTTTTCCTTTGGGTGTTCACATTCCGGGAACTTTCCGATGACCCTGGAAACCTCGCTCATCACTTCTTTGTACTCAATTCCCATAACTTTCGTAAGCAGCCCAAAACCATCCCCGGCTCCACAACCTCCGCAAAAATATTCCCCAAACCCACGCTTATCATCAAACCGAAACCGGTCCTTGCCTCCACAAACCGGACAGGGCTTATGTCTCCCTGTTCCAACATCCACCCCAAAGTGATGATATATGCTCGGCCACTTCCCGAATGACTCCGCTCGAACCTGATCAAAATCTATGCGTTTCACTCCTCACCCCCAGCAGCTGCACCATACTCGCACCAAAAATTAATATTAGAATCAATCTCTCTCTTGATCTTAAGAGCATCATCAACAACATAAGATTTCTTAGACCCTTCTTTTTGTTGCTTCTCAAGATATCCATAATTTTCAGCTGAAATCGTTATGCAAAGTTTTCTCCTTTGGGCCCCGGATTTTCGTCCGGAACCTTTTCTTTTCCCACCCCATGTCATTTTATATTATATTCCAATCAATAGTTTGTATTCATAATAAGTCCCCACAAAATAACCACCACTCACTTCATACACAGAATCACCTTTGTATATTATTTTTGACTCTTCCTGCCTTCTTACTAATTCTCTCTCTGCGTCTGCCTTTACTTTGAAACTATTTGTGAATTCGCTTTTTCTCATGTTGTGTCTCCCAGCCTTGCGTTAATCGCATTGTTTTAGGTTATGGCTTAAGATAGCATGATAATTTGATTGCGTCAATACTTTTTCAAGATTATTTCATCTTTTTTTCAATTCTTTCGCATACCGAATTGAATCATATTTCATAAGGTTCAAAAATGTTGTGTCTGGTTCTATCATTTTCAACGCTCTTAACATTAGCGTGTGGCCAAATTCCAAAAGTCGCTCGATACTTAGCATTGACCATCTTCGGATTATAGCCCCTCTCATATACATATTGCTTTAACATACCGTAATATCGTCTCTTATTAGCAATTGTAGGCTCTCGATAATCTCTAAGCTCCTTTAACTCCGTGTCTGTCGTTTCAATCTTTCGGCCAAATGATTTTACAGGCGATCCACAGTCAGGGCATCTATTTTTCTTTTCAAATACTAACCCACACGCTTTGCACTCTGTTTTTTTAGCCTGTTTTTTCTCGTACTCTTTTTTTCTCTGATTAAGTATTTTCCCGTCCAGGCTCCATGTGAAGTCCTCATCCAAAAAACCGTTTTCTTCAATCACGTTCCCGTGGTCGATAATCAAACAATCTTCATACGCTTTTGTGGGCCTCAAACCCCTGCCACAGCATTGCCGATACAGCCCTAAACTCTTAGTCGGCCGAGCCATCACAACACATCCAACATCAGGAACGTCAAGGCCCTCCTGATAGAGACCAACATTACAAACCACCGTCACTAACCCCTCAGACATTCTCCGAAAAACATCCTCCCGCTCATCATCGGAGCTACGAGCGTCCAAATGCTCAGCGCTAACACCTCGCTTGATGAACTCGTCCTTAACCGCTATCGAGTGAGCTACGTTGACACAGAAAACAATTGTCTTTCGATTCTCAGCGAGTTTCAGCCAGTTCTCAACGATATCCCCGTTTAGTTTCGGCTGGTTAACCTTGTCTTCGAGCTGCTTAACAACGTAGTCACCCATCTTGACCTTGACACCTGAGACGTCAATCTTAGCTGGTGCAAAGTACCGGGCACGTGATAGAAAGCCCTGATTCGTCAAATTTCGAACGTTCGTACCCTCGACAATGGTATTATATACCTCGCCCATTCCACGGCCTCCTGGTCCAACTGGGGTTGCTGTGCAGCCTATTATTATTTTGCCGCTATATTTTTCTATTATCTCAACGTAAGTTGGGCTGAGACTTCTGTGGGCTTCGTCAATAAGCACAACGTCAGCGTTCACAAAAAAGCTCGTATTCTCAAGAGCTAACCTCCGGCTATAGGTTTGCACAGTGCATAGCTGGCAGGGGTTGCTTAGCTCAGATTGGAATTCGGACATAATTAAGCCGGGCTCAATGCCAAACTTTTTGAGGACATCGCCCATTTGTAGTACGAGGTTTCTCCTATGGACTACCCATAACACCTTTTTATTGTTGGATAATATGCTTTTTATTAAGCTACCAAAGATAACTGATTTGCCGGCCCCAGTCGGTAATACAAGCACAGGCCGTTTGTTTCCCATCTGTATTTGACGTCTGAGATCATCAATCGCTTTCTTTTGGTAATCTCTTAGTTTCATGTTTGTCTCCTCTCAGGTTTTTCTATTGGTTGGCATTACGGCCGTGCTTTCAGAATCCTGACTTTCGTTGGTCTCTGCATAACGTATATTTCCTTATTATTAGTGTCTCATTCGGGCGCTCAAAAAAATGCCACCTATATTATCGTGTGCGCGCGTGAAAGGAAAAAAAGTGCATCTCCAATATATAGGTACGCGCGCGCGGGTTCTTCGAGTGTCATTTTGAGAACCTCAGCATAGATAAAATTTTCTTGTATTTGTCAGCTGGTGGCAAGGTCACTCCGTTTTCATACTTAGATACGTCCTCACGACTGAGCTCAAGATAGCTTGGCTCGAGCTCATTAAAACAGCTCAGCAAACTTGCTTTGGCTTATTCCGAGCTTAGATCTCACGAGCTTAACATCTTCTGATATCTCCATCTTTTCAAATCCTTTCGTTTTTGATTAGAATAGTACCTCACAAGTCCGGACTTTGTCAAGAAATATTATATAGGTAGGCTCATAAGCTAATTAAAAATAGTGCTTGACAAGTCCGGGTTGATAGGCTATCTTAAGATATCATCAGGACGAAAGGAAAAATCAATGGAAAAAGAAAATTTGTGCGTCGACCACTATTGCACCGGTGGACGTTGGGACGAACAGAGACAGTGTGAGCACTACGTCAAGAACAAGCGCAATTCTTATGTGTGCTGGTATGGCGGCCCATTGGATGCATGTATGTCTGGTATGGCGAATGGGAACTATTTCGCGGTTAACAAGAGTTATTGGAGCGAGAACAGGAAGAAGGTGAATGATGGATGAGCTTTTTGAACGCATAAAGACCAAAGCGAAGATAAGGCCTTGCCCTTTTTGCGGAAACGATGTTGGAGCTCACAAGCAGCTTATAGGTTCTTTCAGGCAATTTGGGCGGCTCTATGTTCCTCCAATCTCGAACTATCTCATAAAATGTGACTGGTCGGAATGCTTAGTTAATCCAAGGGCTGTATCATCTGACCTTACAAAATTAATAAAAAAATGGAACGGAGGTGAATAATGAACTGGTTATCAACACCAATGCCGACAGAAGATATCGACCTCTGGATGGTTGACGGGCATCATACTTTCGAATGGACATCTCTCAGAATCGAGGAGTCGTTCCCGTATACCGGAAAACTCAACCACATTGCTCATCGACTCATAAAATTCATAGCAAAGCAAGGGTAAAATTATGACTGAAAATAATTACTCATATGAAGTAAAAAGATGTCCGTTTTGTGGATGCGAAAACGTTGTAACAGTGACGGCCGCAGGTGTTGAACTCGAATATGAACCAAAGTCATACGTTGCAATGTGCTGCTCATTTCATCATGGAGGCTGTGGAGCAACAGGAGGTTTCAGACCTGATAGGGAGCTTGCGGTTTTGGCTTGGAACGGAAGATATAAAACAAAGGAGACAAGATAATGATTAATTCGTATAACGAAAGCTTCGAGCCCACATCACAAGGTTGTTTCGATATCCCCGAAGAAGATTATCACCGGATAAAAGCCCTGAATAACAGTTCAATGAAAGTAATGGCTGACCTTTCAGCCTTACACATGAAAAAGAAAATGGAGGGATACCACATCGGAGCCCCGATAACCTCACAGCAAAAGGCCGCAATGGAGTTCGGAACGGCTGTTGACCTGGCCGTTTTTGAACCAAAGAGGTTTAAGTCTGAGGTCGTTGGAGCAAGTCATAATCGTAATACAGTCAAGTTCAAAGCATGGGCAGAGGAGCACACGGGGAAATTGATATTACCCATGTCAGCATATGCAAGAGCAAGAGACGCAGCAGCAGGGATCACGAAAAAGAAAGCCGCTCTTGCACTATTAGAACTCGGCTATGCCCAAAAATCGTTGTTGTGGAAACATCCTGTCTATGGGTTTTGGTGCAAGGCTCGAGTTGATTGGATAAGTGCAACACAGGCTGACCCTATATTGTGCGATCTAAAGACCACGAAAACGGCCGATTGGAAAGACTTCAAGTGGGTTGTTCGTAAGCTGAGGTATTATTGGCAAGCGTATTGGTATTTGCAGGGCATGTCAATATTGTCCGGGCAAAAGTTCAAGGATTGGCGATGGATCGTTGTCGAGACATACCAGCCGCACGAGTCCATAGTGTACAAGGCCGATAGAATCGAAATAGCCGCAGCCGGTGAGAAGATAGAAGCGTTATGTCAGGAGTATGCTAAGTGTCTCGAAACTGACGTTTGGCCTGGCTATCCGGATGAAGTTATTGACCTGGGCGATGGAGAGATTGACGCGGAGGTGTTGTAAGCCATGATGAATTGTGAGATATGCGGAACGAGGACGATGGTAATCAATACAAGGTTGATAGGTGAAGATATCGCAAGACGTAGAGAGTGCAAGAAATGCGGAAACCGATTTTCAACAACAGAGAGACGAAAAGAACATAACGATGATTTGAAGGACCGTTTGAAAAAAGCCAGACAGACATCTTGCAAGGTTCAAGATTTACTCGAAACGCTTAAGCATATTATTTGAAAAGAGATAATGGGAGAATACAAAATGATAATTAACGGCGAAAAATATATTAAAGAATCAGACATTAATAATAAGGTAGGGAATTACGCTATTATACGAACCTATAGCGCTGGTGTTCATGCCGGGCACATAGAACAAAGGGACGGGAAAGAAGTGAAACTAATAAACTCAAGACGAATATGGTATTGGAAAGGTGCTGCATCCTTAAGCCAATTAGCCGTTGAAGGTGTGAAGAACCCTAGTGAATGCAAGTTTTCTGTCACTGTCCCATCAATAATATTAACAGAAGCAATCGAAATTATATCAACAACAAAAGAGGCANNAAAAAACATAAAAGAGGTACCAGAATGGAAAGAATAGATTATGATTATAATGGCTCTGACTCTGGAGCTGGCTATTGCTCTGGCTATGGCTATGGCTATGGCTATGCAGATGGCTATGGAGCTGGAGATTGCTCTGGCTCTGGCTCTGGAGATGGCTATGGCTCTGGAGATGGAGCTGGATATGGCTATGGCTCTGGAGATGGCGATGGGTCTGGAGATGGCTCTGGGTCCGGAGCTGGCTCTGGGTCCGGAGCTGGCTATGGCTCTTAAATGAGTTGCCTACTGGTGACGATCATTTGAAAAGGTATTGACAGTATCAAGATATGATGATATAGATAGGAGAAATCAGGATGTACAAGCCAAAATTCATAAGAAAAGATTATCTTGATCTCTCAAAAGAATTCGAAAGAGAAAATATCGAAGACTTTGGAGTGGAGATTGAAGAGTTCAAAGATATAGAAGGGCTCGCTATCGAGCTTGCTTACACAAGATACTATTTGGCAAAATTAGAACAAATAATTGATACATTCAAAAAGGAGGTTGAAAAAAATGAATGAGTTACAAACAAAAGAAAAAGTTATGAGTTACGAGCTGCCCACCGGGGACACGATGGAACTTACCGTGTCACTTGTAAAGAATTATCTTATAACTGGAAATAAGGAGTTAGTAACCCCACAGGAAATAATCTATTACATGCACACCTGTAAGGCATTGAAAGTGAACCCTTTCATGCGTGAATGTTACTTGATTAAGTATTCAGGCCGGGAAGCCGCACAGATTATCACGTCTGTACAACATATCAGAGACCTTGCGATGGCTCACCCGCTTTGCGAAGGATGGACTGTTGAGTTGATACTGTGGAATGAAGAATCAAGGAGCATCGAATATACAAACGGCTTAGTATTCCCAGGTACGAAAGTCTTTGGAGCAAGGTTCAAAGCCCGTCCGAAAGGATGGAAAACCATGTATGTGAAAGAAATCATGGTTGATGCGTACATAAAGAAAACGAAAGAAGGTCGACCTACTCAATTCTGGTCAAAAGAAAAACAACCAATGATGATAATGAAAGTAGCCGAATCCCAGGGATTACGCGCCATATTCGGTGAGAGCACCAGAGGTTTGTTAATCAAAGAAGAAACCGGAAACGAGGAGCCCATATCACCGCAGCAACCTGAGATTGCACAACCGCAAGCCCCTCAATTAATGAACCTAGGCACACCAGAAAAAGCTGCGATCGTTGTGAGCGAAACAAAACCAGAACCGGTTAACCTTGGCAATCAAGACATGTATAAGAATCTAAGATGTGGCAATTTCCTAGACGAACCCGACCCAGGGCGATGGTCGGGCCTATCTGGGTTTGTATATAGATATCGCGATCAATTTTCCTTGCTCGATAATGGCCAGCGCGAAAAGCTCTTACGGAAGTGGAAAACGGTATATTCTTCAGATTTTATTTTAGACGATGATGGGAAATTAATCGAAAAAGACAGTTCTGTTGTAGATGCTGGAGTTGTCGAGGAGGAGAAACCCGTTTCTGCAGCTCCTCCTGAAACCGACAGCAACGAACTTCACGACCTGCACCGAGCTGTTGCAACGATGAAATTTACCAAGCCAGACCTTTACGAGGAGGCTTTAAGCTCATTAAGTGGATTGGTGAGAGAAAAGAAAACCTCGGATCTCGAAGCGGGAGAGGCGATGGCTATATTGGAAAAAATCAAAAGTCTTGAAGGATAACAATTTGACCTGGGCAGGTTTTAGCCGATATTACCTGCCTGGTTTTGAAAGGATGTATTATGAGATACATAGGGAAGAGCGTTTTAGTAGACAATCTCACACGCCAAAAAATTGCGAAAATAAAGGAAATAACTGTATGTTTTTGGGAGTGTGAAGCGTGCAACACAGGAAACAAGATTGAAATGAGCATCGAAAAATTAAAAATGCATAGCTTTGTTCAGTGTGATAGTTGCCGTAGAATATACGATATTGAGGAGGAGAATAAGGTTATAGATAAGTGTGTGTTGTACAACAGAAGGAAGATAAAAGAGGGACAAGGTTAATATGAGAATCCATTCACAAGACTACGAAAAATATGGGGAAATCCACCCGTCTAATTTGCAAAGAGATATCAATATTACGATGGATTACCTTGAGGGGAAGCTAATTGATGGAATAGTCCACGAATTAAGAATGTCCCCGTCAAAAGTATATGCGATAATTCTTAGAACTTGCGACAGGGTTTTGACTGAGCGTGAAAAAGGGAAACCCATAACCAAATCAATAATCGATAATAACAGAGAGTTGTTAATCCGACGTGTTGGGAAGGGTTTGGTATTTTGAAAAACTTAAAAAGCGTTATAAAATTGCTAAAACGATTTAAAGATAAAATACCTGGGTGTGAACCGAGAGTTAGCTTGACAGAGCTTTTCCCAAATGGGGAAGATTGTTTAGTGTCGGTCAAATTGAGGCATTTGAAATTGATACTGAAGATGTTGTTAAAATTTTTTGCGCGACAATTGAACAGGATTTGAAAAGATATGAAAAAGATAACGGTTGAATTTTCTCTATATGATGTTGAATATGAAGAACTTACAAGAATATGCAATCTTATAGGCATACGGAAAAAGGGAGTTATAAAAGGTCTCGTTAAAAATTTTATCACTGTTAGAGGCGGTCATGATCCAGGTTGGGAACACAAGGCAAGAAATAAACGGTATAAAAACAAACCTCCTACAAAACAAGAGAAAAGCCGAGAATATTATCACAAAACAAAAGAGCGACGAAAAGAGATAGTTAAAAACTATAAAGCCCGTAACAGAGAAAAACTAAAAGAAATGAACAGGAAGTATAGAGAGGAGAACAAGGAAGCTCTTAGAGAGAAGAAAAGGGAATATTACGAGAACAACAGAGAACTTTTAAAAAATAAATTTAGAGCGTACTATTTTAAAAACCGCTCTCAAATACTTCTAAAAAAAAAGAAAGACAGAGAAGAAAACAACCAGGCAGCAAAAGAGTATGATAAAAAAATGTACATCAGGAGAAAAGAAAGAAAGGCAGTAACATCATGATGAAAGACCATTGCGGGAACTGTGTGTATTTCAGAATAGCCAAGGTTGAACGTTGGTGCTCACATCCATTGCATCATACAAAACTGAAAAAGTTTGGGGGAAAATGTCCGGAATGGACTTACTTGTTCAAAAAAGGGGTACTCTCGCATGAGAAAGTACCCTTTCAAATTACGTTGCAGGTTATGGAAGATCTCGCTTGATAATATTGATCTCTGCGAACCAAAAATAATTTTCAGACGCGTTTCCAGATATTCTTAGCCGAACCTGTGGACCCGCCGGGGACGATGGAACGTCTAATGTACATGTTAATCCGGATGACGCATTACTCGAAATCGTTGTTGTGCTTCCTATTTGCACGGCGACCCCACCATTAATTATGAACGCGCCGCGGACTTTGAATTCACCAAATTTCGTGTTATCATCTATTTGACATATAACATTAGCTTCTACTGACAACGAGTCACCATCGGCGAATGATTGTATCCATAAAGTTTGATATCGTTGCGTCTGTTGTCGATAGATAGGCAAGTTGCTTTTCTACATCTACCGTTAACCCTGATAGCCCTTCACTTTTTACTACTTTTCGATTCCCATCACCAAAATCAGGATATGTGAAATCTCTATATATTGATGATGTGCTCCCGCTTACTACTAGCTTAGAATTCGTATCTGTGAAAACGATCCCAGGTGTTATGTAGCTGTCTCTTAGATGAACTGGTCTTAAATTGCTCCCAAAGATAGTCCAAGTATGTCCTGAAGTGAGGAAACAGCTATCGAAAACAAGCTCTGATCCGGTTGTCCCAAGGATATACACACCTCCGAGCTCTGACGCGTTGAAAACACAACCCTTAAAACTTACTGCAAGAAAAACACCGGCGGCGCCATCATTTACGACCAGATGGTTATTCTCATTATCTTCGAACCAGACTTGCTCAAACGTAAGACATCTAACGCCTTCTAACCTAAGGCCCACGTCATTTCCTTCAAAGTCTAAGCTAACAAAACTGTTTCCCTGTACTTGTTTGTCTATCGCAGTTAACTCCATACCGTCATTGGTATTTGAGTTCGCTCGGCAAGCAAAAAAATCGTTTGCTGAAAACGCTGCGCCATCTCCCTCCCCTAGAAACCCTGTCGTATTGCTATCCCAATATACCTTTTGCCAAGAACAAAAAATCCCTCCCTCTCGTTTTTCTCCGTATTCGAATAGAGTGCACCTCACCTTTTCTATTATAGTGTGGTTCGCCGCGTCTCCATATATGCCTATAGATCCTGACACTTTTCCCGCACCCTCAAGAGATATATTTCGTAATACACTGTAATTACTAAGAGTTATAAAAGCCTCCCCCAATGTATTTTTTAAGACCGTTGTATATCTATTAATACCGGATAATATTATATGAGCCGGAATAGTTACGGCGGACATGCCGATTGTACCATTATAATGAATTATCACTTCTCCCTTTGACATTGACCCCATTGCAGAGGTTAAAGCCGCGGCGTTTTCCGCATCAGAGTTTCCCGATTTGTTGAATCCGAACCAATAAGAATCGACCACACCTCCGACTGTGAAAGACACTGTCCCGCTTCCATCGAAAACTTCCGTATTGTTTGGAGCTATCACATGCTCTGGGGAATATATTGTCAGCGTTTTTGTTGAGTTAACGCTAATCTTCGAGCCATTTATTAATTCTATCTTTATGTTTTCAGGGATCGTTTCAGAAGTAGCAAACGTATAAGTAGTTGCTACAGATGTGGTTGAATGAGAGAAAACAAGTGTCGCTTCTCTCGATCCGAGATAGTCGATATAATCATTTACTGTTTTTAGCGTAGTTGGGTATCCAAAACTATTAACACCCTGGTCGGCTTCTGTAGCATCAATCATATATCGATTTCCGATATTGATTACGCCATCAAGATCATTAATCTCAACACCCGTTGCTGTAATGCTCGAAAAAGTAGCTTCCTCCGGTAAGGATGTTATATCATCAACCGTATATACTACCGTTGAGTCATCAGCCTCTTTTAGAACGAACCTATACGGGCTTGAATCGATCCAAATATTCGCACGTCCTGCAGAATCAAGTATAATCGGATTTGTGTTTAATGCTCCGTCTTTTGAAACTTTAGTTGCGCGTGGCGTTGTTGTACCTGTATCGTATGTGTAGAGATAACAGCCAGAACATACGGCACCATCATTATCAAACTCTTGCAGTTTTGCGCTCGGCCCTAATGTGTTTGATGCACTAGCCGTCGAAAAACATAGTAACAAAATACCAAATGATAACAGCAACCTTCTATTCATTTTTTCTCTTCCTCTCTTTTTCAACAGCTATCGGTTCCTTGGTTGATTCATATATTTCAGCCAACAACGCTCTTGTTGCTGCGTTTTTTTGGTCTATCACTATTCCACGTTTTTTCAATGTGTTTAACACTATTGCTAGTTTTGCTTTTATTAATGGTGTGTCCATGAGAGCGAGTGCGATTCCACCAGCCACACCCAATGGTTCGAGGTTCATTCCTAACAAGTCCCCGACCGCTTTTCCAACGTTTGCACCGGCGGTACTTTTTATCGGAACTCCTATTCCTGATAGGTCTCTGTTTGATATTCTTTTTGATGATTTGCGTAATACTTTCTTAAGGTCAAGTAATGCACCCTCATTTGCATTAAGCTGTTTTATCTCAGGAATTAATTTTTCAATAGCCTCTTTTGCTGCCCTTGCAACCGCATGTTGCGCTCTAATTGATGCCGGACTATCGTTTACTTTTTTGAAATACGATTCTGTTTCTCTGTATATTCTTGTCTTTAATTTTTGAGCTTCAACAGGGGTAAATTGCTTTCTTCCTATTTGGTTATTTGCTTTGTATATTTGCTTTCTTATTTCCCTAATAGCCCTTTGAGAATCAAGCGGTTTGCCGGAAAAAACCGCATCTCGCTCTAACTTCCTGAAATCTCTAAATAATCTCTTTAAAGGTATTTTTTCCCCTTTACTCGCTGAAACGTCTATCATCTTTGTTATTTTGTCATTCAAAGAAGTTATGTTTTTTTCAAGCGTAGCCATTCCTTTAGGTGAAGGCATTATTTTATAATCAAGTGCAGTATTTGACAGTTTTTCTAACTCATCAGGAGACAAATCGCCAACAAATTTTGCTGCACTTTGATACATATCTGATGCTTTTTTAGGAAGTTTTTTTTGTACAAATTTGCTCGCCCATCCCATCGTAACATTTTTCCCAAGCGTTACAGGCTCAATAGCGGCCCCACCCTTTTGAACAAATTCACCGGCTTTTTGTAGTGCTGTGCCTACCCTTGCTGCGCCTGTTGTTGCTGATTTTGTCAGGCTAGTTCCGACCGCTCTAGTCATACCACCGACACCAGTAAGAGCTGACGTCGCATCCACAAGAACCCCCACCGGATCTTCAGCTATTGCGTTCTTGAATCCCTTTATAGACCCGTATCTTTGTTTATAATGGTCTTCAAGTGCTTTGAAATATGGCGCTGTTTCGGGGTGAGTTGGTTGGATTAACAATGAAATCGGATCTGGACTATCCTGTATCGAACTTGGATCGTCTGGCTTAAAAGACTCCATACCACCGACAGCCGTTTGACCTATTGCTGTTGCTGTTTGTTTTGGATGCCTTACCGCTTCATACATCCCTTTCGCCATATTGTAAGCACTTATAGGGACATTCGAAAATGCTTCGCCGATAGCTTCACCCCAACCTCGCTCTTTTGTCCGTTTGCCTCCTGCGCTTATTATTTCACCGGTTTCAGGACCGGTTGTTGGTTGCTTGTATTGTGAGTATTTGCCTGTAGGATGTTGCATAACAGGCCGAGCAGGTTGCTCGGTAGTCTCAGGTAACTCCTTGCTTCTATACTGAGAATATTTTCCCATTTTAGAGATATCCTTCTTCTTTCAATATTGACACGACTTTAGCTTCTGCATCTTGTGCCGAGAGTCCTTGACTCATGAATTTTTTTTCTAACTCGTATCCCCTTGCGTCAATTTCTGACGCTGGCACATCGCCACCATTCATAAAAGCGTTATCAATATCTTTACCGATTTGCTTTTTCGAACGACCCATAACCCCATCTCTAAGAACCATTCGTTTGATTCTCATGGAGCGCTTTAACGAGTCCTCGAAGCTCTTGAAACTTGCGTCAAATTCATCAGGAGCAAGATCCGGATTCAATACAGATTTTTTCAAATCCTCGATTTCTCTTACAGAAGCCGCCGCACCCGTGATCTCTTTTCGATATTGGTTGAAAACTCTGTTGATTCCCTGTGTGAATACTTTTGCATTCCCAAGAAAATCTTTCTCTTCCTGGGATAATTCAATTCCCGCTTTTGATTTTAGCCTTAAACCTGCCAAATCCAGCCTTCCAAGATACGTAAGATAATCCCGATTATAAAACTCTTTGATCTCTGAAAGGTTCGCAAGAACGTTCATGTCTGAGGCTATTTCTTTTTCAATCTTCCCTTTTGTGCTCCTTTGTAGGTCCTTGCCACCGAATTGACCTATATCTCCACTTATAACCCGAAAACCGCCGTCAGGCGTTGACTCTATCATCTGCCCCTTAGCAAGGCCACGCTTGTCGAGCTCTTTTAATAGTGCTTGCTTCCCTGGGCCTTCAGGCAAGTTCATAGCATCCTGCAATATCTTCCCTGGAGTTGATACAGCCTTATAACCGGCTTCAAGTTTTGAGTTCAGCGCTGTATTAGCTCGCTTAGCTTGGTCGATTTGCTCTGTTGTGAGAAAGCCGTTTTTGTATTTCCTGCGTATCTTCTGCGCCTCATCCTCACCGAACATAGAAGCGTAAACATCCATACCTTGTTCAAATGATTCCTTTGTCGGTTTCATTGTTCCGAGGATTCTGTTCGTCAGCTTTGTGTGTTCTATGCCTTGTTTTATTGCATTGGCTTTTTGAATGCGCTTGTGTTCGGCTTGATCGATCGCAAGTTTTGCATCCATAGCTATTTGCTGTTGCTCGAACAAAATACCCTGTCTTTGTCTGTCCTCATCTTGGAACGCCTGTTGCCGGGCTATGTTTTGCTGTTGGATTGCTCGGTCTTGTTCTTGATTTTCAATTTGCCTTAATTGTGCAACAGTTTGACCAAGGTTTGGAATTGTCTTGTCGAACCTCGGCATCATTAATCCTGAAACTATATTTTCAGCCATTATTACCCCCCAAATCCAACACTACCAAGGTTAAAACCACTAACCGCCCCCACCTTGAGGCACAGTGCTCGTTTTAGCTCCACCCATGCCACCTCCTGCCACTTCCCATTAGGTACGCTTGTCCTACTTGACCGCCTATTCCTATTAGGTTTTGCAGTAGGTTGCTTTGGATGTTTGCTTGTGAGATTGCTCCTTGAGCTTGTACTTGACCCATTTGAGATTGCAAGCCGCCCATTCTTGAGAGAGATTGGCCTTCATTTGACCTTAGATAATTATATATAGGAGGAGCCCCCCCAGCACCCACAAACCTCGTTTGAGATTTTTGATTTGCTATGTTCAGCGCCCTATCACCTGCTACGGTCGCAAGTCGGGCGATATTTTCACGGGCGCCAATATCCACATTAATGAAAGGCATAAGTCTCGATAGTGCCTTATCGATTTGAGTAGATGCGAACCCTTGTCCGTATTCTTGCGCCGCCTGTATAGAACCACCCGAAAGGCCCCCACCAGTTGTTTTTGATAAGAGCTTTTCAAGTTGTTTTTCGCCTTGTCTTTGCTCGAAAGCTACACCTGGGTCTTGCATTATTTGTGAAGGATCTTGCATTATCGATTGAGCCCGTTCAAGATAAGACGGATCTGCGAGCTCTTGAAAAATGTTGCGTGCTTTCTTGTGAGCTCTTTTCGCTGACCTTTCAGCGCTCATGATATTGGTTATGCCTTTTTGGCCTGCCTGTTTGAGCTCGTTTCTATATTGCTCTTGTATCCCCATCTGTTGGGCCTGAAACTCACGGGCTTTTTCCGCCTCTTCTTTCTCGAACAACAGTCTGCGTTCTTCGAGAGACATTTGTCCTGCAAGCCCTTGTTGTTGAGCATCGACCGCCGATCTTGAAGCGTCCTCTTGGACATCAGCCGAGTACTTACTAGCCACACCTCCTATCACGGCTGACGCTACAACCGCCGCTGCTACTGAGCTCATATATCACCCCTTTTCCCAAATTGTCGTAATCTCATTTCGAGGGCCTCTCTATAATCAATCGTTATCTCATCGCCAGAAAAGCCACCCTTACAACCCATTATATCTTTTTTCGCATACAATAGCAAATCAGTTCCCTCACCTTGTACAATGTAAGAGTTCGGATTCTTTGAATGATTTGTGAATCGTCCTGCCGGTGTTCTCTGTGTGCCTATTCTCATCGGACAAATTAAGTGATCCTTTTCGATACTTGCCGTTGCAAAGAGCCCGCGACCCTCTATCGGCGAGCTTGCCAACATTACAGGTAGCCCACAGTGTGGAAAGCCGATCAAATCATGCGTCCGTTCTGATTCTTCGCGTGCTTCTTTTTCTGAAATACCATACTCAACCAGCATCTTCCTATAGTCCTCGATATCTCCCGACCGATCCACATCATTCCGAATGCTTTCAACTTTTTCCATGCTATCGGCCGTTTTCTCAAGAAACATATCTTCCAGCTTCTCAACATCCGTTTCATCAGTCGGCCAGACATTTAGCCACACCATATCTTCTATCACGTAGCCCATTTTCCTTCCTGGCTTGCCTGTGAAGATCATTGGTGCTTTCATCTCTATAATTTCGCCATCATCATTCAGGACTCTAACCCTCCCTTTTAGGAATATATTAAGATGCTCAACTTTGTGAGTGTGACCCAATAGAAAAGTCCCACCCGCAACAGATAGCTCGCGAATGTACAATCCAGGTGAAAATCGATGAATAACCGGGCATTCCGCCTGTTCTTCTTCTATCGCCGCAGCCTCTATCTCGTTCATGTCTATATTTTTCAGAACGTCGAGAAACGCGTTTGCCTCTTGTTCTATTAGTGCTAAGTCCATTTAATCCTTGCTCGTGTGTTCATACCATTCCAAATAATAATTTGTGAAACCAGCTGTTGATGCTTCAAATCTTAGAGTGTATTCTGTGTTTTGTTTTAATATCCATTCAATTCTGTTCGCTGATTCTCCTCCCTCTTTTTTCCCTGAACCGCTTATTCCATCTTCAAGCAAGTCGGCTGAGGCAATCGCCGTATCTGTGTCGGCTAGTGCTAAGCTCGTGTTCGTTATTACGTCAACATTTACGGCCGCAGTATTCACGCTATTTCTATTAAGATTTCTTGCAGGCTTGTTTGTGCCAGCTAAATTAATTGTAACATTTTCGTATAGCCACCAGTTTGTCTCGTTTTCTGTTTCGAAAAAGATAGCTATATGCCCCCATTTGAGAGTGTTTGGGGTAGTTATTTGTATGTCAGCTACATTATTGATAGCTAAATCAACATATGATCGTACCTTGTACATATTCCCAGCATGTATCTCATGATGTGGATATGATATTACTTGCAATCGAATGTGTTACTGCGTCCATTTTTAGTGGCTTCACAGATGCATTATCTATACGGCCATATATAGAAGATGCTGTTAACAACCCGTTCATTCCATCGATGTTATGATCGTCATTCGTCATCGTTGCAACGTTTGCATCAGTTCCATCGATATCAAATAAGGATGTTTTTAGCTGCGAAGAGTTAGCAACCCCGACTGTGCTGGTCCCATCGGTTATTTTTTGGAAACCTGGTCTACCGACAGTGTCCATTGCTGGCGTCTCGTTACCGGAAGAATCAAAGCGAGTTACGTTTAATTGCGTGGCCCCGTTTGAAGATACAACTGCGCTTAATTCTTCCAGGCTAACCACCAAGCCATTATTAGACGTTACCTCTGCAACATTCCCAGAGGTAGCGCCCTCAATTTTAACTTGCCGTAATAATGTCATATATTACCACCAACCATTTGTTTCATCGAAATGAATATCTATAATTTCGTAGTCTATCATCCCAAAAGATGCTGCATCACCGAAAAGTGTATCCGTTCCGTTTGGGGTTACTGTTACGTTATTGCTCGAACTTCCGGAATTAACTATCTTGTACCATTTCCCGGAGATGCCAGCCGGAAGAGTGATAGTTATAGCTCCTGAAGATGTATCAGCGTATATGATTGAATCATTAGACAGTGCTGTGTAAGAGCTTGAAACTGTGATAGCTCTCGGCTTTGCCTGCCCTAGTGTTATTGTTCCGTCACCGTTGTCAGTTATGGATATTTCGTATAATGTGCCGAGAACATTGTCAGGGAGATAATTATCATCAATTCCGATGGTTACAGTTCCATCGCCATCATCCGTAACCGTTATTTTCCCCAGAACTCCGGCAATCCACTCTGTAAAATCATCAACAGATACGACTTCACTATTTCCATCAGTAGCCACTAACAAGCTCGCTGAAAGGCTTCTGAGTGGATCAAGTATTTCTTCTATTTCCGAATTTGTTAGAGTTTCATAGCCTCCGACTCTCGTGAAAAGATCCCTGAAATAATTTTGCCATTCCAATGACATCGTTTGTTTTTGGTCGTTGAAATTGACGAAAAACTTTGACCTTGGCAATGATGGCGTTACTAATTCACTGGTCATTAGGCATCAACCTCGACTTGTGAGAAAGCTCCTAGGATATCACGTTCAACCGCAGCCGACACCTTAATCCTAAAAACTCGGTTTCTTGCTTGGCCTAATCTATACTCTATTGCTCTGTTTTTGTATTCCCCCAATTTTCCTATTGGGATCTCTAATGCATTCCCCCATGTTATTCCACCGTCATCGCTCCAATCAAGTATCGCTTTGGGCTCCATGTCTTCGCTGTCACCTGTTGTTATGCCCGTTCCAGGGCCGAACAGTATTTGAATCTCATTGAATGTCATTAGATCTTGATTCTGAGTGATTGTCGGTGAGCTCCGTTGAGCTATCAGATCGTCCCCGTTTTCATCGTAATAATCTCTGGACATCTCGTATATCTTGCCATTCGTATAATCACCCACCATATGCTTGCCGTCATAATATACGTGATTATTGATACGGTTCCGGCCAAGAGTGCCGATATCCGAGCGCGTACTTCTTTTATGCCACAATTGAGTCGCCAAATCATATACGAAAGTTGTATCCTCAGTCGGGAACGTAAGTTCATAGAATAAGTGATTGTTTTCATGATATGTGAACCCTATCGCATCTGATACCGTTGTGAATCCCTCGATTGTTTCTGTGATTGATGTTGTCGATATTTCGCGTGGGCTTCTTGCTGATGCTGCAAGCACAGACCGTGTTCCCTCAGCATCATTCCCCAACCAAAACACAACCCCTCCCCCACTTGCAACCGACCCGGGAGCCGCGCAACCTATTTCGATTTCGGCCCCGTCAATATTACGAAACGGAGGAGTACCAGTTCCAGCATTGTACCTGATTTCCACAGAATCATCGCCAAATAACCACAAGTCTCGATTATAAGAAAAAACCCTGATAAGCTGATCCGATTTCCAAGATGCTGATGAAAATTCCAACCCATCCCAGGACGAAAAGTCGTTCAAATCACTAAGGTAAAACTGAGCGCTATCAGGTTTCGATACGATTGCATATCCGTCTTGATATGTTGCTGTTGAGGCCCCTGGGAAATCAGCATCTGTTATTTCTGCAAGCGTTTCGGTCGCGTGAGTGTAATAATAGCCGCGAGCACCTCCAAAAATACCTATTTGTAGCTCGTTTTCTACCATCGCTATCGGTGCGCTCACATCCATAATTCCATCGATAGTGATGGTGTTATAGTTCTTATCGTACCTGTGGAGCCTGCCACCGCTTACGACAAAAACATATCCCTGCGATACTATTTGAGCGTCTATAGATTGGTTTGTTCCTACATCAACACACTCAAGTTTCCCAGGACAACCCCTTAGAACTATTAGGCTTTTCATTGCTTCAGGATAATAGTTTATGCACTCTTCCGAGTTCATAAAAACGTTTTTGCCCTTGCTGTGCTGGCCTGTGAAAGGGATTGGAATTCGCTTACTTGGCATCTTTGTTCTTCCCCTTGAACGTCTCGAATATAGCAGCCAAACTTTTCTTGATAACTTCCAAAACAATATCATCCCATTTGCAAGGAGTCGCCAAAACAACCTTTTCAGCTATGTAGAGAGCCAATAATATATACTCCCAATTCTCAACTATCTTGTTCGCTATCTCCATCTTCATCACCATAGAATACCTTAATGGTTTTTCTTAATTCTTTATATGAGCTGACTATTTTCTTATATTCCAGACCCTTATTGAAAACCCTGATAAAGAATCCATCGTCAGCTATTTGAATTATAACCTTGTCCGGATTTTCAATGAAAGTGTATTCTACTTTCTTGCGTCTTTTCTCTTCTTTACTCAATTTCACAGCTCCATTTTGTTTTTTCGAGATTGCCAATAAGTTCAGGAAACTTTGCAAAAACTGAGGCTCTTGTTTTTCCGATGTAGAGGCTCTTGAGCTTTGATAGGTTTAAGGCCGTTTCGTTTTCAATGTCATCAGATTCTACGAGGTTCCTGACTGATTTAAGAAAGTGCCTTTTGAATAGAGCGTATACGACTTTTTTACCTGTTGCTGTTGTGCCAACTACTCTTGCACTGAAATTATTATGTTTTATAGGCCAGACGTTTGAAACTTCTCTGACTGTCCGTTCAGCTGTTAGCGTCCTGGATTTTCCGGTGAACCTATCGCCCACTTCCCAACCGAGATCGGCTGCGGCTTTATCTATGCTTATCACTTCGTAGTATTTGGTTGGATCTGTTTTTCCTGTGCTTATGACAATATTACTGTCTGTTCGGTCAATTGTCACATTGAGCTTGTTAACAGCCTTTTTTGGCAACACTAAATAACACGTAAAACAAGATGCATACACGTTAGAAGTCAGAAAAAGAAATACCAAAACAAACCTAATAATTAACATAATGCCTCCTGCTGTTTCTCCTACGAACTAAGTACGGACACCTCAAGCATTTTGGTTTCAATTCTCTGAGCGTTGTTTCGTTTGATATTGTTCTTGGCTTCTTTTGCAGCCGTGTATAATGTTTGCGTGACAGTTTTCCCGTAACCCTCTGCGAGCTCAATAGCGAGATTCTTAATCAACGCACGCTTGTAGCCTACAGGAAGCGAAACGGTAGAGTTTATTGATGTAAAGGTCGGAACCGGTTTGAGGGATCGCATATAAACGACCCTGCCATCATCAGGAGTGTAATAAAAATACAATGTCCCATTTGGGTAAGTTGGATTGTATGATACTTGAAAAGGTCGACCGGTTAACCCTTTTGACCGTCTCATTCTGTATTGTTCCAGGCTAACAACTTCAACCGGGTAATCTGTGGCGCCACCTGAGTCCCGAACATACCAACCAGATACCAACTCAATCGGCCGTGCTGTGTCAAAATCCGGAGTTCCGTTTTCTCCGATACTATAACTTGCCTGCCCTGAGGTGAGAGAAAATGACTCTTCTTTTTCTTGATATATCGTCAGGTTTTCGCCAGCCCATGAATCGATTAGGTCGTTCAGAGCGTCAAGACCGTCCGACAAATGGGACATGGCGAGGGTTTGACCGTTTGCTTTTACGCGGATGTTCACGAGTGCTTGATTGATTATATCCCTCGCCGTCGCCATTATTCTACCTCACTGAATCTTGATTTGATTGCTTGTTTCTTCTTTGGTTTTGGCTTTTCTTCTTTTTTTGGTTCAGGATCATTTTTCCATCCAGCTTCAACCGCTATATCCACCTCAGATTGAGTTCTGAATAGTTCTGTTTTTCCATCTCTGAAAAGCCATGTTGGTGCTTTTATCATATTTCAGTCCCTTAAATAGTTGTTGTTGGTGGGCCAGCTACACCGGAAAGACCGAGAATAACCCAACCAACAGTATCATTAACATATAATAAGGTAGCTCGGTCACCAGCGTCAGCGAAAAACGATTGTCGCAAAATCCGGTTTTCGTTGCAGGTGTAAGAGTACCGGTCCCACCACCATCTGTTACAACATCAATTAACAATATTTGCCCTGGCTTCCCGTCTGCAAGGGTCAACGCCTCAGCATCAGCGCCGGTTGTCTTTGCAACTCTTAAATGTGTTACCGGTATTGCAAGAGAGTCGGCTGCGGAGGTTGTCGAAATGCTTTTAGGTGTCCATGGAGCGTTACTATCCAGGACGTCTAAATGCAAGTCAGTTTCTGAACTTCTGTCTTGGAGTCCCATCTTTTTCTCCTAATTTGATATGAAATCTCCCCTATTAATAGGGGAGCCTGTAGAATCTACGTTACGCTATCCGATTAGTCTTACCGCATAGTTTGGCTCTATTGTGTCCCAGCCGTAAAGGACATCTAAACGCGTAGATTCCTTATAATTCGTTTGATCCCATGCTGTCGCTACCGTAATAGCTGCGCCTAACTGATCGTCTGAAGCTGCACCCCACTGAACGCTCTCACCTGCACTCATCGGTTTTTCGAATGGAACCATTGTGAGTGCAAAAGCGTTGGGGTGAAAAATCATGTTGATTGGATATGCCGTTGCACTTGTGCCTACCACCGTGATAGCTGCGTTGTTCGCGGGTAGGGCATCTACTGTTTGGTACGGCAAGTATGCTTCTGTTGCTAAACTCGAATACAGTGTTGGATAGATTGGAATTGTTGCTGCACCGCTACCGTTACTTGTTACGTCTGAGGTTACTACGAATTGACGTAATTGCGAACCTTCCCATGCTTGACCATTCACAGGATTAACCGCATTGACGCCGGCAACAGTGATTATATCACCTTCCTTCAAGACAACTGTTGAAGCTGTGAAAGCATCAGCCGTGATAGTTGTATCACCTTCAGTCGCTGAGCCATCATTAACGAGAGGTGAGTCCGTCCCATGAGTTCCTACAGTATGAGATCTAACATTCTGATCCATATAGAAATCCATCAGGGCGTAATTGCCAATGAAACCCTTGCGAATCAGCGTATCTACCATCTGTTGCTGAAATACAGATTTTAATTCCCCGTCTGCCATGCTCCAATGTGACTTCGGACTCAGAACTGCGCAACGATCTTCCCGCGGGATAGCTTCGTTATCAAGTCTTTGAGCTGCATCAGCCAAAACACCAAATGTACTCGGAGTCGTCCCAGGTGTGCCAACCTGATTATATACGTTGACATACTCACCCAGGCCGTCATAATCGATCTTGTTTGCCAGTGCGATTGTTGCAGGTCTGATATATTTTCTCGAGAAGTCTTCAATATCCAGTGTCAACTCTTGGCCTGTAAATGCGAAAGCTACATGATTTTGTTGATCTACAGTCACAGTTGTAGAGTTTTCAAGAGTATCAACCAAATCCAAATCCATTGTC